TCATAAAGAAGTGCGGGCATTGTTTTTTGTATGATGCCAAGTATGCTGATCTGTTTCGATTGGTATAGTGACTTCGATTGGAATACCTTTAAATACCTCTGTAATTAAAATAATCTTATCTTTGTACAAAACACCGAGAGGGAAGAGAGTACCCATCAATTGTGCTCTTTCTAACCCTGTTAATTCTGTTTCAATGTTTTGTGCGATTGCCATATATTGAAATAAATTTTCATAAGTAAACGCACTTGAATCAATAGCTTGTAGTTTTCTTTCTAACTTATTTAATGTTTCTTCCTGGACTTCAATTTTCGAGTTGATTTCTTTATCCTTTTCTAAATATTTCTCTCTTTTGAGTTTACCAATCAGATATAAATCCAATAATTTATCTGCTGATGACTTTAAATTATCTATAGACTTTTTACATTCTTTTATTTCCTTTTTTAAATTCGTTATTTCTTTTTCGTCATATTCAATATTTATATACTTTTTGGCAAGATTTTCACTCGTTAAAACATCTTTAAGAGCTCTAATAACGTTGCCATCAAATCGTTCCGTATTAATGCTAATATCGCATGTATGGCCATCTTTCATTCGCGTTTTTCGCCCATGTTTCGCATAATATTTTGGTTTTTGTTTTGTACCATGCATTTGTACAGCGATTTTCCTTCCACAATGCCCGCACTTGATACTGGTTCTTCTCAGCATGTGGATATTATTCGTATTTTTTCTACCGGACACACTAAATTGGTTTCCTCTTTTTTCACGTTCGATTTGTAGTTTCTTATAAGTTTCTTCTGTTCGCAATGGTTCGTAAACATTTGGTACAGTAATAACTTCTCCATTATTAAATTCTTTTTCCATTACACCGTGGTAAGCCTTAGACATTAGTCGGGTTTGAACAAGATGTTCGTTCCACTGATTACCGGAAGGAGTCTTAGAAACCTCGTTTAATCTGTCACTAATTAGTTTCATTCCCAGCTGCTCATTTAAATATAAATTATCTATAAATGGAATAACCCATTTCCATTCTTCTTTTGCTTTGTATTTCGCTTCTTGTTTGTCGTAATAGTATTCGAGAGGTGGTAATCCCCATCCTTTTCCTTCGCGAGTTCTTTGACGTTTTCCTCGCATCATACGTCTTACTACTGATTTCTTTTCTCGGCGAGCGATAAGATTCTTTATGTCAGATATAAATTCATCATCTTCATTCGTAAGGTCAATGATGCTTCCTGGCTCAGCAATTTTAACGTTGTTATCTCTAAGAGTAGATTTTAAATATTCCCAGGCGACAGTATCCAATCGTGACAAGCGGTCTTGATCCACGACAAGCACAACGTCCACACTGCCTTCTTCCACCAGATCAAGAAGTTTATTTAAACCTTCTTTATTCAACTTTCCGCCAGTTTCAACATCAACAAACTCCCCAATTAAATTCCAACCCTGGTTGGCTGCATAAACTGTTAGTTCTTGTTTTTGCGCTGGTAAACTAAACTTCTTTTCTTGTAGCTTTGTTGATACACGATAATAATTAGCAGCTCTCATATTTTCTATCTCCTTCAATTATTTTTAAATAAAACTAGAACATTTGTTCTGTTTATGATATGATTATATCAGATAAATAACAGATGTGTTACAAAAATGTAACAAATTACCATAATAAAAAGCGATTTTTGTCACAATTTTTCCAAGTTATATGGTATTATTTAACCAAGCTATTTGGCTTTGTTTTGTCGGTGAGTAGATAATCATCTACTCCTTGTTAGCCTACTTGAACCATTCATATAAATCCTCCATGCGGCATCCGAGGATTATGGCTATATTATACGCAACTTGATATGACATACCTTGACGATTATTTACATACTTGTTTATTTGCGGTTCAGATACACCAAGTTTTTCTGCTAATTCACGTTGCGTCATACCAGCTTCCTTTAAACGGTATCGAAGTAGGCATCTTCCGACTTTATAAGCCAAACAGACACCTCATTCATATTTAATTTTCTTATTATTCACTCGAAAAGGCGGCGATGTTGATGACAGAAACAGATTTAAAAAACTTTGTAATGCTTGTACGAATGATGAAAAAAGGATATTTAGATGAATCTACTATAGATGAATCGCTAATCCATTTTCTCAAAGAGTTCAACAGCACGCTTCACTTGATCTAACAGTTCTTTTCTTTCATTGCCCTCTAATAAGAGGGCTTTGTCTAATAACATTCTGACAAGATCTATATCTTTGATGTTTAAATCTTTCCCTCCATCCAATTCCATTGCTTTTTCATATTCATTATCTTGGGATTGTGTAGGAGGGAATAGATCGCCGATGCCTATTTCGAATACGTTAGCTAATTTATGCAAATTCTCATAATTAAGCTCAGATTCTCCACGTTCGTATCCAGCTATAGTGTTTTGTTTTACTCCAATCTTTTCTCCTAATTGCGTTTGGTTTAATCGATTCTTTCTCCTGTATTCCCTAATTTTATTTCCGACATATTTGTTAATGTCCATTTTTACTTCCTCCATTGTTTTTTAAAATTTATTTGATATTTTAGTACGACTTTTCTTTTTCCTACAATTTATATCCAAAAATAAGTATATATCAGTACTATTCACATTTCAATAAAAAGTATCACATTTGTTGATTTTTTCTATTGACTTATCGAGAATCATGATATAAATTAGAATTACAAAGTTCAGAAAGGAGAGAAAAAGGATGTTTGATAGATTACATAAAGGAGGGAGGTGACTTCGTGCACTGGGAGTTAATAAAGCTACGGAAAGAAAAGAAAATCAACCAAGAACAAATGGCTTTGCTTTTAGGTATAGACAGAAGCACTTATTCTCTAAAAGAATCTGGGAAGTATGATTTTAAACTGCAAGAAATTTTCATCATTGCCAAATTCTTTAATAAACAAATTGATGAAATTTTTTTACCTATAAATATCGAGAAACATGATATTATAAATAAAAATATCAAGAAAAGCGCTAATTAAAAGGAGCAAAACCTATGAATCTACCAATTGACTTAGAACTCCTTAAAAAGAGAGAAGAGATACCTATTAAACTAGCAGAATTATCTTATAGAAACTCAGAACAAGCAGTCATCTTATTAAGAAAATGGGGAGAAAAGAAATCACCTGTCTCTGTTTTACACAAGGAAATTTGCGATTACATAAATCGGGAGGGGGTGAAAGCTTGAACGCATTAAAGCGTACTATGCTAAATCGGTTTGAACAACGGTTCCAGGAAATATTAATTGCCGGTGCAAGTAAGAAGCGTCTAGACATGCTGCTCTATGACATGGGCGAAGTTTATCAGATTCATAATCGTGTGGATGATGTAGATCCGGAAGTGAAAGAACTATATCAACGCATTTCGGATGCGAGGGAGGTAATGGTGTGATTAAAAGAACATGGGAATCTCCAAATGTTAAATATCACGTCAGCGTAAGGAAGTTTGAAGATGGCGCTGTGCTAGTCGGATTCTGGAAAATTGCTGCTGATGGGAATTTAAAAGATATTCGCTATCGTAACCTTCCACAATATGTAAAGGATAAAATCGATGAATTAAAGCAGGAGGTTAAGGAATGGCCGATTTAATTAAAGAGTTGCGAACCATTAAACGGGAATTACGGCAAGCAGAAGCCGAAATAGACGTCGCTCTTGTTGAAGAGTTGATGGAAAGAAAATATCAAGTGGAAATGGAGATTTTGGAAAGGGTGGATTGAATGGCTCTGAAAAATCACTACCTGGTTGAGGATTACGAAATGATGGCAGATGAATTGGACAATCTTCACCGCACTTGCATGCAGGTATTAGATAGTGCAACCAATGCAAATTTTACTTCCAAAGAAGACCAGCTGCAGAGTATTAATCATTCTTTAAATGTTTTGAAGGCTCTTCACACTAAAAAACAGGAAAGAGAAAGAGTGTGGTATTAATGCCTAGGATTATGTGGATTGGTTTTATGGAGTGGCGTTTGGTGCCGTGTTAGTCGCTTGGTTTTGGTTGTTGGTGAGTTATTGAAACAAAATGCGAAGGAAGGAGTGTTATCGTGGCAAGAACATTTTTTGTAAAGATTGAAGGAAATGACCCTATTATTATAACCGTTAAAAATGATGTAAACAGACCTAAACAATTAGACTGTCACAGCGTTTTGGAGAAATGGGTGACTGATAAATACGACTTCAAACAATACGATTATTGGGAAATTAATACTTGCGAAAAACACGATATTTACTGAACAGTTCGGATAAATTCCACACTTTTAAGGAGGTGAAAAAACAATGCCGTTATGCCCATATTGCAATCGCGAACCAAAAGAAATTCCAGAGTATGTTGAGCTGGCTAACCGATTAGAAATGAGTCCAGCTGAATATGTACGAATGGATGAAGGAACGTATCACTTACAAACTGATTTGTTCTGCTGCACAGATTGCTACATTAAACAAGGATTGCCATTAAATACGGATTTAATACATGCGTTTAGGCGGTATCGTGCAAAAGTTCTTGAATTTGAGAGGAGATAAAAAAGATGAAACAAACAAAGAAAATCGATTTTGAATTTGTACATGATGAATTTTATGGAATTGCATTAGAAGTAAGTAAGAAGTTTATACAAAAAGGTGATACCAGACCATTGTTGAATTACACTCAACATCGTTCGAATGGTGATCTTGTCGCAACAGATTCTCACAGGTTGATTCATATAAAGGATATTCATGGTTTTAAAGAGGATTTCCTAGTTAGTCCAAAGACTTTTATGTTTGCAAAAGGTAAGTTCCCAGAAACGGACAAAATTAGCAGTAGAGAAAACCATAAAAAGTCTATTGTATTGGATAAAGTAAAAATCAAATTGTGGTTACAAATCTTCAAGTCTATTAATCAAACAATGAAGATTATGAAAGACTATAACAAGGTTGTAAGATTTAACTTTAATGAAGAATCTGTTGAAGTTGAACTAAAAGAACTCGGAATAATTATGCAGCTTCCCACTAATGAATATACAAAAATAAAAGATTTAGATGTAATTTCATACAATCCAGAATATTTAAGGGACGCACTGGAAGCGCACTTTAAATTGAATTCTGAAGAGTTGACTATATATTTTAGAGGAAATATGACACCTTTTATTCTTGATGATAATGAACGAGTTAGAACTCTTATTCTGCCAGTAAGAACATATTAAGGTGGTGAATAATGATTGGTCAAAGGAATTTTTATTGGTGCGCTATTAATAACTTTATCTTTATTTATCGTAACACTGTAAGACAAAAAAACTCGTGCAGCAACACGAGAAATTTAATCGGTAAGTTCATTCTACCACTTAACAAAATATTTAGCAAGGAAGGTTAGTCCTTCCTTTCGTGGTCAGGAGCGCCTTTCTATTTTCGTCCTTCCCCCTGGTTCCTGATCACGAAAGGGGAGATTATCCCAATATATATGGAAGGAGGGAGAGAAAATGAACGATAGTTACAGAAGAATAAACCAAGATATCAAAGAGATATTAGAGTATCCGGAAGCAGAACCAGCGTTTGAAGGGACGGTAAAAGAAGGGCTTAAGCGAAGATACACTATCATTAATGAGCGTGATGTAAACAAATACTTGTCTCAACATACTAAAGATGAGCTACGAATTGCTTTAAATACAGCTTTACAAGTCATAGAAGACGGTCGCATTGAAGATGGGAAGAAACCTTATAACAATTATGTTGTCATTAATTTGGACGAGCCTTATGCAGATGAAGTAATTGAAATTATGAAGCATCATGACCATTGGGGTTAATTCATTCATATTTGACCCAAAATGCGACATAAGGAGGCAGAATAATGGAAAGACAACACTTTTATATTTCAATGACAGGATTGACTGAAGAACAGATTCAGGAGGAATTAAGTACGTTTTTGAATGACTTAGTACAGAAATATGAGGAAAACAAGTTTGGCGCAACTGTTCTTGGAATTACAGAGGATGCCGCCAAAAGAGTTGAAAAAATGTTGAATGAGTGACTTTAAATGCAACATAAGGAAGGAGAATTAAAAATGCCAGTAGTTCAAGTATGTGATGAGTGTGGGGCAAAAGCTGGAACTTGCAATTGTTACGATTGGGAAATAAAGAAAAAGGCTAAATGCTTTTATTGTGATGAAGAATTTGTTTGGGATGATTACGTTGTAATTGTTGAGGATGAACTTTACCACAAAGATTGTGTGGAACTTTATCCAACAGGATATTTTGCAATGTTAGATGGTGAACCATTAGGAGAAACGGAAAACGAAGATGGTCAAATGGCTTCGGAAATTATAGATGACCTTCTTGATGAAGAAGAAGCTTAATGTCGCATTCCGGATAAATTGCGAAGTAATAATTAGGAGGAATTTATATGGGGAAAGAAAGCAAATCATTCAGATGTTGGAATACAAATTTGTCCGTTCCGTTTGATTCAGATATTTCTCATCCAACTATGAAAAGACTTTTAGAAATGATGCAGAAACGGGGATGGAAAATACAGACAGACCAACGGATTTTGGAAGAATATCCAATTCTGGCAGATGATCATTTTGAAGGACGAAAAGGGGACTTGAAATTCAAAGCAGAGAAGTACCCAGCAGGTTTTAATTTTGAATTCTTTCAAGATATCAATGTTGAAAATACCAATGGTGGTTATTATGACTTTGATAAGTTTGAAAAAATGCCATATCTAATAAAACTTAGATTTCTTCTTGAAAAAAAATACATGATTAAATTGCTTGATGATGAAGGATACTCCGACGGCAGCGAATCAACATTCAAATACGCTTATGAAGAAGTGATGCACCGTATTAAAAGTTGTTGCCATTATAAAGAAGGGAAAGAGTTGCCAGATTTTGAGATAGAAGAATACAATGCAAAGGACAAAGATGGAAAAATTCTAAAAAACGGTCAAGTCAAGTATTTTAGAGATCGAAAAGGAAGATTACAAAGAGGAGTTATTTATCACAACATTAACAATATGTGGTGGACAATACTTAATAAATATGAATTTACAAATATAGCAAGCTTCTATTTCTTTGATTTAGACACGGAAGAGAATAGAAAGAGAAAGCTTGTAAAACCTTCTGGGAAACATAACCCAAAATCAAGAAGTGTACCTGATGAAAACCAAATTGAAAAATGGAAATCTAAGGCCAAGAAATCAACTAAACAGGAACGAATTACTAAAGCTAACGGCATTTTAGATTATCTATATTCTCTTAATTTGACCTCTAGAAATTTTCAGTTCTACTTAAAAACAAATGGACGAGTCGGTTTAAAGGAGACAGAGAGCAGAGCTTGGGGGATTCACAAAAAATTTGAAGAACCAATAGAGTTACCTTTATATACAAGGACATTACCAATGTCATCGACTGAAAGTAGTTGGGTAAAAGGATTAAGAGAATATGTTGTCCATGGAAAACCAGGTATTACTCAATGGTTCTGCACTGATCATAACGGTGAAGGATCTACAGCTTACAAATGGCCCGAAGTAAGAGAGAAACTTTGGAAAATAGGTGCTTTAGCAAGTTGATTGCTGCACATTCGGGATAAAACTCGTACAACAACACGGTTAATTTAATCGGAGATAAGGGAGGGAATGTATGCTAACACCATTTAAAGTATTGCTTCCAGAACGGATATTAAACAAATCAAATAAAGACGATCTATGGAGCGATACGTTGGATTATATGCTGCGTTATCCTCATTATCATTTAATCGATATAGAAGGAAAATATGCGATATGCGAAAGAAAAACAGTAAAGGGGGATAGAAATGGCAAAATTTAGAATGGTGCACACAGAATTTTGGGACGATGCTAAGGTTGTCGAAGAAATGACTCCTGAAGACAAGTATTTTTATTTATATCTGTTAACTAATTCCAACACGACTCAAATCGGAATATATCAAATCACAAAAAAACAAATGGCATTTGATACCGGATATTCGATTGACACAATAAATTTGTTACTGGATCGCTTTATCAAACAACATGAAGTCGTTGTTTACAACAGCGAAACAAGAGAAATTGCTCTAAAAAACTGGGGTAAATACAATTTCAATCGTGGCGGAAAACCGATGATGGATTGTGTTCGTTCGGAATTAAAAAACGTCAAAGACACTTCTTTAATTGATTTTGTTAAAGAAAACGTCAAACGCAGTGATATCAAGGGTTTATACGATACGTACACGACACGTGGACAAGAAGAAGAAAAAGAAGAAGAAAAAGAAGAAGAAAAAGAAGAAGAAGAAAAAGAAGAAAAAATACCTTTCGTCGAGATAATAAATTATCTCAACAGTGCAGCTGCAAAAAACTATCGTTCCAAAACATCTAAAACTAGAACTCTAATAAAAGCACGCTGGAATGATGGTTTTCGATTGGATGATTTTAAAAAGGTTATCGATATCAAAACAGAAGAATGGCTAAAAGACAATAAAATGAATAAATTTTTAAGGCCAGAAACATTGTTTGGTACTAAGTTCGAAGGGTATTTAAATCAATCAAATCAAAGTAATCAACCACCCGATGATTATGACAATTTGTTCTAGGAGGATAACAAGTGAAAAGTATTAAAGACCTAGACATTATGCAAACGTTAAATTTTACGTTGATTGGTGAACGTATTTGTGAAAAATGTGATTCAAAGGTTCCCGTTTATGAAAAAAACGGTGAAAAAATAAGTCATTGTTTAAATTGCGAACGACTGAAATTGTCCAAAGAGCTTACGGAGGGTTACGAACCTCCTAAAAGAAGATTGTTATCAGATCGTGCAAAAGCTATCGAGTTTATACCTTCTGATTTAGAATATGTCACGTTTGATGATTATATTCCTAAAACCGAATCACAAATGGAAGCAAAGCAAATTTCACTGGATTATATAAAAGGGAAACACACAGCAATTCTTCTCAACGGTGATCCCGGAACCGGAAAATCGCATTTATTTAGATGCATAGCAAGGGAACTTGAAAAACAAACAGTTGATTGGAAAGAAAATGGACGAACATACAAAGTTCGGAAAATCGCTCTGTTTGCAAAAGTTCCTGAACTTATGAAACTGATTCAGAGAACTTACAACAATAAGAAAATAGGCCTTACGGAAGAAATTATTTTAGATACGCTTGCTACGGTTGATGTATTAATCCTAGATGAAATTGCTGGAGAACGTTCGAAAAGGGAGCCAAATGGTTTCGAAACGTGGAGTGGGGATATTATTTATCAAATATTAGACCGCAGGCAAGGAAAACAAAATCTGTACAACCTTAACTATTCAAGTGCAGAAGTGAAAAAGAAATATGATGAAACACCAGGAAAGAGAATACTTAGCCGAATGGCATCTGGCGCTAAAATGCTAAAAGTTGATGGTCCTGACCACAGAATGAAAGGAGCAAACTAAATTGTGCGAAACTTGTAATGGTACCGGAGGAGTGAATATTGAGAATAGTTGGGGAATATCGTTCCACTCTTGCTCAGACACAAATTGCGATTATGACCGAGGTAAAGCAGTTTCAGAGACTTTGAGATTTATAGATGCAAAGTTAGAACTATTACAAAGACGTGAAAGTGCATGAGTGCTATTACACACTTAGATGAACATCGGAGAAGGCAATGGATAAATGATGAAAATATACCAGGCGGCGGTCTTGTTTATGTTTTCAAAAGTAAATATGATGATGCCTTCTCAGAAGGCCTACTAAATGAAATAACAGTTTTGTATAATAACGGATTTGAAATTGAAGATTTGATGGATAAATTCAATCGTGAATTCGTGGAGATATTAATGGCTTTAATATACCAGGCAGAAGAAGGAAAGATTACTAGACCTTTCGCTTACAGGAGGAAATAACTGTGGACCAAACAATGATTTACGATTATTTAGGGATTAATCAGGATCCATTGCTTCAAAAATTAAAAAGAATGAAAAAAGGCCAGCAAATAGTAATCGGTGAGTTAACTATTTATTTGAATAAGCTCGGGTTGTTTGAAATCTCATCTGAGAATTATGAAGAATGCTGCAGCAATGTTACCAAGTGTTATCAAAAGGTTTGTCTATTAGAAAAAAGTATTGCCAATTAAAGGAGGGTGAGGGATGGGGAAATTTTGGACTCAGGAAGAACTTGATTTTTTAGAAGATAAATGGGGAGTTTTTAACAGAGAAACTATCGCTAAAAAGCTGGGAAGGTCATCTAATGCCGTTATGTTAAAAGCTCAAAGGATGGGGTTAGGAGATCCTCTGACTCATATTGATGGGATCACTATTAGCAAACTTTCCCAAGTATTGAACACTCATTACGGGATATTAAAAAACTGGATTAAAAAATATAAGATGCCTGCAAAACAAAAACGGTTAACCAAAGAGAAAAGCGTTTGGATGATTTCTTACCAAGATTTCTGGAAATGGGCAGAAAAAAATAGGCACATGTTGGATTTTAGCAGATTAGAAAGATTATCACTTGGTCCTGAACCGGGATGGGTAGAAGAAAAACGAAGAGCTGATCAGCTAAAGAAATTGCATGTTCCTAAACCGCATAACACCCCTTGGAGCCTGAAGGATGATTCAAAACTCAAATGGATGTTGTCTAAACACAAATATTCATACCCGGAAATATCGGATGAACTGAAACGCAGCCAAGGAGCAATAAAAAAAAGAATTCGAGATTTGGGACTAAAAGAGCGTCCAGTACGTTTGCCAAATCACAACAAATATTCTCCAGAAGAAGAAAAGAAATTAGTAACTTTGTTAGAACAAGGATATTGTTTCGAGGAAATTGCTGAACAATTAAACCGCAGCGCTTTAGGCGTTCGTGGCAAAGCAGAACGAATGGGATATAAATTTGTAAATGGTGTTCCTAAAAAACAATCTAAGTGGGTGGTGAGTTGAGAAAATTAAGACACGGTCATTACCTGCTGTTTAGAAAAGAGGACAGGGATTGGGTTTATATTTATGACTATTTCCAGTGGCACGAACTAAAGAAACGTTTTAAAGAGGGGTGGAAGGTGTGGCAATAAAACCAAGAATCAAAGGTGAAAAGTACAGGCCTACGGTGGAAGTTCTGAGAGAAAGGAACGGCAAGCCTACCAAAGTCATATTTAATGGTCGGGTGTTTGCTTGGGTACCGGATGATTATATTAATGGGAATAAGAATAAGGTTGGGCGGTAGTTGAAAGAAAATGCGGATTAAGAGAGGAGAAGAAGAATGAAGGAATTAACGATTAATTTAACAGACGAACAAGCAAAGTTTTTACGTGAATTTGCCGAAAAGCAAAAGCCCGGAGCAAAAGACAACGCATCTACTGCTCATGCATTTCATGTAGTGGAAAATAAGGAGTTTGATTTTATTCCTTATAGCGATGATTTAAACGGATTCTTTGAAGATTTGCCCTTAACATTCACTACTGATTGTGACTACGACCGTTGGTGGGATGATGAAACAGAAATGATAAGCGACTGGTATGAAGATCGAGGTGAAGATTGTCCCATCGAAATAAAACCCTTCTCCGAGCTGAGATACAATTATTTCAAAGGTCTTCTTGAAGAAGAAGAGTTAATCACTGAATGGTCAGAGTATTTTGAAGCATATGGAGTAAAACTTCACGCAATGGCATGGAGGAAAACTAGGTGGGAGAAGGTTGCATTCTTCTTTATCAGGGATGAAGCAAAACGATACATGAAATATCAATCACACAATTTAAACGAACCGAGAGTTTACACATATTCTTGTGGTTATGCAAACGATGGTGATTTTGTACCATTCAGAGATTTATTAATGAGTATGGGCGCAAAATTAGTTGAAAAAGTTAATGCGTAGTTCGGATAAAATATGGTGCAAAACAAAAGGGTATTCCACCATATAATCCGAATAGCCAAAATAATAAAAGGACGGTGCTGAAATGATTGGAACTGAAAACGAAATTTTGCGCAAGGAAGTTGAACAATTAAAAGCTGAGATAGCTGGAATGAAATCAATTTTAAGCAAACACGGATTGTTGGAAGATGTTGAAGAAAAGGTGACGATTCACCCTAAACTAACAGATCTGGAACGTAAAATCTCCAAGGTTCTCATGGATTTCCAGATAACTTCAAACTTAAAAGGGTACCGATATCTGAAAAATGCTATAACAATGGCGTTTAGCAAATCGGAAGTTACAAACACAACCACGGTTATGTATCCGGAAATTGCGGATAAATATGATACAACACCTACCAGAGTGGAAAGAGCCATTCGCCATGCGATTGAAAAATCTTGGAACAATAGCAGTCATCAAGACTTTGACCTATTCGATAAAAAGCCAACAAATTCTCAATTTATCGCGATGATTTCAGAAAGACTGTGGCTGGATTTGGAAGACGACGAAAGTGCGTGAGTGCGAATGAATTTTAACAAAAACCTTTTTAGTAAAAATGCAGACTCTAACGTTAAACGGTTATTATCTTCACATCTTGATGTATTGGACGGAATGAAAGTTGCTTTTAAAGATGGAGATAAATTCGGCATCATCGAACATTATGAAATAAACGGAGAACCATTTTATCTTTATCCGGTAGAGAAGGAGTGGTGTGCGGAATGAGTGAACGGTTGGAAAGAATGAAACAATATTATTCAGCTATTGATTGTTTAGAACCAGACTTACAAGAGGATATACCGTGGCTTATCCAACAAGCGGAACGTGCGGAAAAATTACAAGAAGAACTAAACGCAAAGATAATGTTTGTTAGTAACGGTATGGAAGAAGAACATTATGCTTTACAAGAAGAAAATATAAGATTAGCAAAGCGTGTGGAGGAATTGGAAGAAGAAGTCGAAGGAAGAAAAAATCACGAAGCAGAAACAGCAAGGAACTTAAATATTCTTAGAAGCCAAAACCAACTCTACAAACAGGCTTTGGAAGAAATCGATGAACAACCGGCATTGAAAACTAAACTATCTTCAACTGGTGATTGGGAATATGACTATGAAGGATTAGTAGAGATATTGAAGAGAAAAGCACGTGAAGCATTGAAAGGAGAATCGGAATGAATCTAAATGAATTAACAACAAATATCGAACAGTGGGCAATTGACAGAAATTTAGACCAAGCACAACCAGAAAAACAAATGTTAAAGCTCATGGAGGAAGTCGGGGAACTGGCACAAGGATTAGCAAAAGGGAATCTGGATCAAGTGATTGATTCGATTGGAGATAATTATGTCGTTCTGACCGTTTTATCTATGCAATTAGATTTAGATATAAGAGATTGCATCAATGCTGCGTATGAAGAAATTGCTGACCGAAAAGGAAAAATGGTAAATGGCGTATTCATCAAAGAGGATGATTTAAAGGAGGTGTAACCGTGGGACTGCTAAATGAAAAAGTAAGCAATCGTAGGAACGAATTGATTCACGAATTACGTAAGATGGGTGTTGTGACTGCTAAATCTGGATTGTCACTAGAAAACGTTTCTCTTGCGGATCTAGAGTGGATGAATATTGAAGAGAAAAACAGAGCCGCGAAAGAGTACCGTGAAAAGAAAAATGATTAGATAATATGAAACAGGTGATTTTTATAGATTACTAGACCAAATACATACAACGATTAAAAAATATCTGTAATGGGCTTAAATAAGCATTTAAAGAGGTGGGAGAAAATGAATGATATAGGAGTATTTTCTAACCCTTGCGCTTTATGTAAGAAGAGAGAAGCAACAAAATTATGTGATTATATCGTCCGCTATGACAACAGCATTATATTTTTTAGAAATTCTAAGTTGTTTCAAGAAGTTAATTCACCAGGTTATAAGCATGAAACATGTGATTTACCGATGTGTGATAATTGCGCCAAAAAAGTTGGGCATCAAGTAGACTTTTGTTCACATCATTATAAATTGCATATCCAGGTAGAACTGCCAAAAGAATTGCAACGTTACCAGCGAAAAGCAAAGGCTGAAATGTACGAAAATGCGATAAGAGGTGAAAAGAATGAGTGATTTTATCGACATTTTAAACCAAGCTAGAAAGAAACTAAATACAATATATGTCATGGATGAACTGGACGAGCAAGCATTGGACGAAGCAAAAACAGCTATAGCGAAAACTACCAGTTATGTAAGCAAATTAGAAAGTGATAATCAGAGGTTAAGAGAATATATAGCAAGAGAAATTCATTAAGGGGTGGAAGGATGACAGGGTTTATTGCAGGAGCAGGAACGGCATTTATTATTTCGTTAGTGGGATATTACAAGGCGTATAAAAGGGCTGTTAGGAGGGCTGAGGATGAAATGTGCTGAGTGTGGGGATTCAGTAACACAATATCAAGACATTTGTGATTCTTGCTTCAAAAAAGAACTTGATAAACGTCTGTAGGGGGATAACATATGACAAAGACAGCAGAAATTAATTTAGAAGAAGAAGCTCTTTATCGAGTGAAAAACGGGCAATTAGAAAAGATGGACAAGCCAGCAAGTGGATTTGGTGAAGTAGTTCAGAAGTGGGAAGACGGGAAGCTGGGTAGGTATGAGGTTAAGTATACGAAGTAGAAAGAAACTATTGAATAATTGAAAGGAGGATAAAGATGCCTAACAAATATGGTGAAAAAGATTGGTTAGATACAGCCTTACCTTTATTGAACAGCCTTGAAATTGTTGATTTAGATGCAGATGGAGAAATTTTATATTACGCGTTAGTAGAGGGTACGGAAGAAAATAGAGAAGCATTAAGAAAAGCAGGTGTAACTCCTACAGAAATTAAAGATGCAACTGGTGATGAAGGACAGATTGATTTAACTCATTTTATCTGGAAGTTTGCAAAATGGTTTAACGGAGACAAATTCGTGAGAGAAAAACCATTTGATGATATGTAGGTTAGTGCGAAGTCCGGACAAGCTTTTAACTAAATAACTTTGCTATCGGAACAACCGGGGCAACATTGGAAATTGGGGGATTTCCTTTGTTGTCCTTATTTTATTTTATGAGTGGGGGCGGTAAATATGCAAATAACTTTTAAATTACCAGAAATAGACAGAGAAGCGACACGAGCTGCAGTAGAATCGGAGTTGGAAAAATATAAAATGTATCTACTTATGGATCCAGAAGACAATGAACCAAAGATAACATCATCATTAAAACTGGTTCCGTCCAAACCGAACAATCAATTTCATTCAAGCACAGAGGAAACCGCCATTAAGAAACTAGACCAAGAGAAAAAGAGAAGAGATTTTATAAATAAAATTCAAAAATCTGTAAATCGATTAGCTTATCAAGAAAGGTCCATCATTATTAATCGTTATTTGAAAGAGGATGATATTTATGATTATGAGGTTTACAACGAATTAGGGTTTAGCGAAAGAAAATATTACCGGATTAAATCAAGAGCTTTTTACAAACTCGCCTTTATTCTTCGTATAGAGATATACCAAAAACAATGCCCAGATTGTGGCGAAAATCTGTATATAAATGATGATGGTGAATATGATTGCTGGAAATGTGATAAAACCATCCCTAAAGAAAAAGTTGTAGAGGGGGTGAGGTAAGTTGAACTTTGTTCAGCCAATAAGAGACCCAGAACTAATTAGAGAAATCAAACGGTACCTGAATGATAAGAGCTACCGTGATTACATGTTGTTTGTTACTGGTATCAATAGTGGATTAAGAATATCCGATATACTTCCATTACGTGTGAGTGATACAAAAAGGGCTTATTTCAATATAACTGAAAAAAAGACAGGAAAGAAGAAGCGTATTGAGATGACACCAGGTCTTAGAAGAGAGTTCAAAGACTATGTCGAAGGAAAAGAAGACCATGAAGTCCTTTTTAAAAGCAGAGAAGGGGTTAATAAACCAATTGGTCGAAGCATGGCTTATAAGATACTTAGAGAGGCTGCACAACACGTTGGTTTGGACGATATAGGCACACACACATTAAGAAAGACATTTGGGTACCATTTCTATAAGCAATATAAAGATGTTGCCTTACTCCAAGATATATTCAACCATTCCAATCCAAGAATCACATTGAAATATATTGGTATTGATCAAGATGAGAAAGATAAGGCCATGAAGAACTTTAAAATATAGCTTTATTTTTTACACCTTTTAATTACCTTCAATTTATTCATGTGTAACTTGTTTTCTGAAAACTTAATGAGATTAAGAAATATAAGGGGTTTGGCGTTTTCTTGAATTATACAGTATATAAGATATGGGTAATTGATATTAGAAAATAAGAGGATATTTTAAAATTTTGTCGAATATCTAAAAAAAAGGAGTGGTTAAAATGGATCCAGTAAAAATCGTACAATCTCATGTATTAAACAATGGATTGACACTAGAAGAATACTTTGAAAATAATTTTGTTCAATTTCCAAGGAAGTGGAGAAAAGTAGGTGAAAATACAGTTGAATTTATTGTAGATTACCCTAGGTTATCTAACTATAGTTATTATCGTTGGAAAGTTAAAGAAGGAGTAATTCATGCATTGAATGGAAAGGCAATTCAAGTGACTCCCGAATTTAATCGACATAAAGAGGAATTAATAAAAAGGAAAAATGAAATACCAGAAGAAGAAATGGAAATTTATAATTATATTCAGGATAGCTTTAAAAAATTAGAACAAGAAGATGGAGAATATTCACCAGAAAAACACGATTCACTTGTATTAAATAAAGCATCGAAAAAGTATGGACTGCCCCTAGAAGACGTTGATAAATTATTGGTGAAAGTAGAAAGAAAAATTTATAATTTATAAATGGCAGACAAATGGCAGAAACTTGGCAGAAGAAAGGCAGGGATTTTCTAGATAAATAAGTTAATATGGTAATAAGAAAGTTTATGAAAAAGGCGCTCACTATATTAATGAGCGCCTTTTTATTTGAAGAAGGTGATGGAATGAAAATAAGAGATCATCTTGAGAAAAAACAAATAAAACAAACCAAGCATAAGGAAGAAATACTAACAGAATCAGAAATAAAGGATTTAATGGGTGTTCATCGTGATACTTATAAGCGTGGTAAAGGTGGGGCGTTTAGAAAAAGATAATCTTGAATAAATCATCCAATTCACTCATAATGAACTTATACATATTAGGGGGAGTGATTATATTGAAAAAGTTATTAATCTTATTTGCATTAATGTTATTTTTAGCAGCATGTGGTGGAAATGAAGAAACAGTAGAATCAACTAACGAAAATGAATCTGACAATCAAGTTGAAAGTGCAGAAAGTGAAGACAACGTAGAGGAAACGGATAAAATGAAAGAAAAAGATAGTGAAGAATCTGTTGAAGTAGATAAAGGACTAATGAATGTTGAAGTGACTATACCATCCACATTATTTGAAACGCAAAATCAAGATATTGACCAAGTTATTGCTGATGCAAAAGAATCTGGAATTAAAGAAGTTATAGAAAACAATGATGGTTCCCTTACATACAAGATGTCAAAGTCAAAACACAAAGAAATGATGGCGGACTTGGAAAATCAGTTAAATACTACCATTGAAGAGGTAAAAAATAGTGAAGATTTTGTATCCATACAAGATGTAAATTCAGATAAATCTTTTTCTGAATTTACGATGAGTGTAGATCAAGAAGCTTTTGAAAATAGTTTTGATGGATTTGCAGCATTGAGTCTAGGAATTAGTGGTATGTTATATCAATTATTTGACGGTGTGGATCCAGAAAATTATAAGGTCACTATTTTTGTAGAAAATGTTGATACTGGTGAAGTATTTGATACAATTACTTACCCGGAAGACTTAGAACAATAAATGTCATTAAAATAGCTAAAAGGCATCCAATAGCTGGGTGCCTTTTTACGTCAAAAAGTTGGTATTTTAGGTTCTAGACTGCTAATCCAAGACACAAAATTACTAAAAAATAATGTCACAGTATCTGGAATGATAGCCGGATCAATAAAATGAACAAGTAATACTAGAACTAATCCCATCAAAATATATAATTCCTTCTTCATTTGAAACCTCCTTTTCTAGTACATTCGACATAAAATTGTAAAAATCCTGCTAATTATGCAGGAATATTTACCCTTTTGTCGAATAATACAATGAATAGATAAAGGGAGTGTCAGTCCAATGGATAAATTTCTTAAAATGTATTTACCTAAAAATAAAGATGATGTAAAAAACATTTGGGATAATGCACTAATAATTGTGGATACAAACATCTTATTAAATTTGTATAAGTATTCAGATTCAACAAGAGATGAATTTTTTAGCGTTATAAAATCTATGAGAACTTGGATACCTCACCAGGTTGCAATTGAATATTTATTAAATAGATCCACAAAAATACAAGAACAAGAAGAAAACTTTAAAAATCAAGTTAAAGCAATTAAGGAATCAAAAGAATTATCCGTTAAGCATATAGACGAAAAAATCAACGTCATTAAGAAGCCTTTTAGAAAGATTGAACTTGAATCTATAAAAAATAAAATAGAGGAATTTTTCAATTCTTTAAAAAATGAAATTGAAGAAGGAAATAAAGATAATGTGGATTTTAGTGAGCATGATGTTATTCTTTCTAATTTTATAGAAATATATAGTGACCGTATTGGTCCCGCTTATGAAAAAGACCAACTAGATACGATATACCAAGAAGGGAAAGAAAGATATAGTAATGAATTCCCTCCAGGATATGAAGACTTAGAAGATAAAAAAGGTCAATATAAAATGTACAAAGATACTAAAATAAAGAGTGAATATGGGGATTTAATACTTTGGAAACAAATTATCGATAAAGCAAAAGACGATAATGAACCAATTATATTCGTTACAGATGATAGAAAGAAAGATTGGTGGAAAATAGAAAAAGGACAATTAAAAGGGCCAAGAGAAGAACTTATAAACGAATTTATGAAAGAAACAAATAATGATTTTCTTATGTATAGTACAGAATCATTTTTGAAGAATGCTAAAGATATTTTAGCTAGAGAAGTAAAAGAAAGTGCTATAAAAGAAGTACATGATTATTCGAAATTAAAAGAGCAAATAGCTTCTCATATATATAATTTATATGAAAATGAAACAAAAGAAGAATTACCAATAACAAAAAGTTTAATTGAGATAAGTAAAATGAATTATTACAAGGACAAGGAGAAATATAAAGATAATCTAACACAACTAAATTTGATAGAAGAACAAATACATGATTATAGTGAGCAGCTAAGCACTTTAAACTTTGAATTAAATAACTTGTCTTTAAATCCATACGAGAAAGATGATTATAATCTTCAAATTGAAAAATTGCAACGGAAGGTATATTCCTTAATTATTGAGAAAAGAAAGATTGAGAAAGAATTGGGATATTATAATGGAAAAATGTATCATAATGCATCTAAAAATAAATTATTAAAAAAAAGGATAAAACCACCAAAAGAATATAATAAAAAATATAATAATGAAGATAATTAAGAGTTTTCTATAGTTTTGCATTCTGTTTAGAATGCTTTTTTTTATTTTTGAATAATAAAAGGAGCGATAATCATGGCTGACAAGAAGTCGAGCGAAGGTAAAGAAGCTTTAATCTACTACTGCTTTCCGTGTGACAAGGATTATGTAGTTGATCCAGCTGACCCAAGAAAAGATGGAAGGACATGTAATCAGTGTGGAACGCATTTAATGTTTAAAGGCGGTGTAGATTACTCATCCGGCAAAGACAAAACAATAAGTGCAGGAACATTAATAATTACCGCAGATGTATCCGATGCAATTAAAGGCCTCAAAGCAATCCAACGTGAAGCGAAGAAAGCTACTGCTGCTTTGAAAGAGTTGGAATCAATTGAAAGTAAAATATCTTCAATGTTCGGAGTTCCTGTTAAATTATTAAAAAGCGATTCAGATATTAATAAGCAATATGAGGTGTTTAAGAAAAAACATAAGTTAGGTGGATATAAACCTCAAACAGTTGTGGTTGATGAAATGCATACTATGTGTCATAAGTGTGGGAGCGAAAGGACCAAACTCCAATCTTTAGGCGATAACGTCAAAGGAATTAAATTAGTTTGTGAAGATTGTGGGTGGACGGAATGAACAAAATCTACTGCAACAACGGTTGCCAACAAGAATTTACTATCTCCGGATTAAAAATAGAAAAATTATCCGGCAATGTCGAAAGACACTACATCGAATGCCCACACTGTGGAGAAAAATACACGTCCTATTATTTAAATGACACTATGAAAAAAGTACAGCAGGAAATTAAAGCCCTACAGAAAAAGCCATCCCTAAAAATAAAACAGCGGAACAGATTGCTTAAACTAAAACGGAAAATGCAAATGATGAATCAAACGTTAAAAGCTAAGATGGAAGCTGGTACAAGTGAAACTCATTGATATAAAGACCTGGACAAAAGATACCAGGCTTACGAAAGAAATGAGAGATGCATTTTATAAAAGTCATCCGTGGGAAAAATGCAGGGGTACTATCCTAGAAAGAGACGGGTACCTATGCCAAAATTGCCTGGGGGATGGGGAACCAGTACCAGCTGATACCGTTCATCATATTATTCATCTGAAGGATGACCCAAGCAGAGCACTAGATGAGGACAACCTAATAAGTGTTTGCTTCGATTGTCACAATGAATTTCATCCAGAAAAAGGTTTCGGAAAGAAGAAAAAGAAAAAGATTTCAAACAAAATCAAAGTTTTTGAAGTCAATCAGAATCCAGAGAACGCCTGGTGATAGCCCCCCACCCCGAAAAACTGGGGCATTTTTTGACCCCAGAGCGCCTCGGACCTTCGCTTTCACCGCGGAAAAAATTTCATGAAAGGGGGGTAACGCGAAAAAATCACAAGAGAGGAGGTAATGTTAATGGCCGTGCCAACTGCAGATAAATTAAGAGAATATCTAGGAGATAGCTATAAAGAATCGGATGAAGAATTGATTACTCTTTATGTTGAAACTCATCGGTTCTATCGAAAGCTGAAGAAAGAAATTTCTAAACAAGATCTGATGTACGAGTACACTAACAAAGCAGGGGCAACGAACCTCACTAAAAACCCTCTTGTGGTGGAATTAGCAAAAACCGTGCAAACCTTAAATAACCTGTTGAAGTCCCTCGGCCTGACTCCTGCACAGCGAAAGAAAGTAGTTGATGGCGATGACGACAGCGACTTCGACAATTTCTAAGAACATAAAAAAAGTAAATCAGAGTTTTAGTTTTATTACTTGGAAAAAAGAGCAGGTCAAAAAGGGAAACATTCTTGAGAAACCCTCAGATAAATTACTAACAACGTGGTATGCAGAACAATTAGTAAAGGGTAATATTGTTGCTAGTAAAAAGAATATCCAATCAGCCAAAAGGCATCTTAAAGATTTAAAACGACAAGGAACAGAAGATTTTCCTTGGGTATTTGTTGAGGAACAAGCTCACAGGCCAGTTCGTTTTATTGAGAAATTTTGCAAGCCATCAAAAGGTGATTTTAAACAATTAGTAGCCCAGCCTTGGCAGCACTTTGTAATTGGTTCGCTTTATGGATGGGTTCATAAGGATACAGGTATAAGGCGCTTTCGTGAAGGCCTTATTTTTATTGGTCGAAAAAATGGTAAATCAACTCTAATTTCTGGTCTTTCTCTTTATTCTTTCAGTAAAGATGGCGAAAACGGTGCGGATGTCTTCTTGTTAGCTAACACGAAACAACAGGCAGGCATTATTTTCGATGAAGCGAAGGCGATGGTTAAAAAATCACCTAAGCTGAGAAAACAATTTAGACCAACTCGTGATTATATAGCATTTGATAAGACCATTTCTAAGATTGAGCCAAGGGCATCCGATAGTGAAAAACTGGATGGTTTGAACACGCATTTAGGTGTTTTTGACGAAATTCACGAGTTTAAAGACTATAAATTAATTAACGTTATTAAGAAATCTCGTGGATCTAGGAAGCAGCCATTAATACTTTATATCACTACAGCTGGATATCAGTTAGATGGACCACTTGTTAAATATTATGATGATGGTTCCCAAGTCCTTGATGGAGCAATTGAGGATGAGCGTACTTTTTATTTTTTAGCTGAACTGGATGATGAAAAAGAGTTCGAACAGCCTGAAATGTGGATTAAAGCTAATCCGAATATGGGCGTTTCCCTTGATTTAGATGTTTTGATGGATGACTGGGAAAAAGATAAACGGACTCCAGAAGAACGTTCTGACTTCATTACGAAACAGTTTAATATTTTTGCTAACGGTAGTAAGGTTCCTTTTATCGATTTTAAAACACTAAAGAAAAACGATAAACATTTGGATATCAAAGAATTAATAGGTACTGAGGGTGTAGCCGGTTATGACTTATCCGATTCTGAGGACTTCACTAGTGCTTGTATTGAATTTCCTTTATCGACAGGTGAAGTTTTTGTTCTCTCTCATTCGTGGATTCCGAGGAAAAAGGTAATCGAAAACAATGAAAAAATTCCTTATTTAGAATGGGAAGAAGCAGGATACCTAACGATTGTAGATGAGGATTATATCAATGAAGAACATGTGGAAAATTGGATTGAAGAACAAGCGCAGAAATATAACGTTGATATTATCACTTATGACCCTGCGAAGGCTTTCCGTCTTAATAAATCATTAGAAGAAAAGGGATATAACACTCAAGTAGTAAGACAGGGTTTTGTAACACTTGGTCCTGCATTAGATGATTTGAAGCATATGTTTCTTGATGGAAAAGTTATATTCAACGAAAATTCATTGTTGCGCTGGTACATCAACAATGTAGAGCTTGTAAAGGACCGAAACAATAACAAAATGCCTACGAAGGCAGGACGTTATCGTAAAATTGATGGTTTTGCAGCTTTATTAAACGCTCATACAAAGGTTATGGAGAAATTGGTTGTTCCATCCGGTGATGGTGATATCGGAGTTGTTAGTATGGCTGATTTGATGAAGTAGGATGGTGAATTGAATGAAAATCATAAAAACAGATGATGAAAGATACATGTTCTATTGCGAAGGTTGTAAAAGGAATCATGCATTTAATAATGCATGGCAGTTTAATGATGATTTTGATAAACCAACAGTATCGCCTTCTCTAAAAGTTACAATGCCATATAAAGGTGTTGATTACATCTGTCATAGTTTCATAAGAAATGGTGAAATTCAATATTTAAACGATTGTCACCATGAATTAGCAGCAAAGGTAGTTCCGCTTAAAGATGAAAAAGATTGGGATGCAGATTTTTAAGGAGGTGATCCACTATCTCCCAGCCACAGGGTTACGTGGCGCTGTGAAAGGCAGGTGAGTAAATGAAATTTTTCCAACGAGTGAAAAGCGCTGCATTTGGAGCTTATATGGCATGGAAGGGGGTAACCTATGATTTTTCGTCTTGGGCGGGAAAAACCTTTTTTGGTACTGACAATTCCACCTTAGCAACGAATGAAACGATTTTTAGTGCCGTTACAAGGCTTTCGAACAGCATGGCTACATTACCATTCAAACTTTATAAGAACTATGAGGTGACTCATAATAACGCTTCTGACGTGTTAATAAACGAACCTAATCCAAACATGACTGGATTTGAATTTATTCGTAACATGGAAACTTCCCGGAATGAAAAAGGGAATGCTTATGCTTTGATTGAAAGAGATATAAGGTTGCAACCTTCCAGGTTAACGATGATTAATCCAGATTACGTTGTCCCAATTATAGAAAATAACACAAGAGAATTGTGGTATGAAATCTTAGGAGAAGATGGGAAACGTTATTATGTCCACAATGTGGAGATGCTGCATGTTAAACATATTGTTGGTTCTAACAGTTTAAAAGGTATTAATCCAATAAAAGTATTATCAAACGCTAATGACTTTGATAAGGCAGTTCGAGAATTTAGCTTGAAGGAAATGCAATCAGCTCCAAACTCTTTTATCTTAAAATATGCTGCTAACGTTGATGCTGAAAAAAGACAGCGTGTAATCGATGACTTTAAACGTTTTTATAAGGATAATGGCGGAATTCTATTTCAAGAGCCAGGGGTCGAAATTGATGAACTAGAAAGAAAATATGTTGCAGCTGATACGTTTATGACAGAGCGAATTACTCGCTCACGTGTAGCTAATGTTTATAACATGCCTGTAACCATGCTGAATGATACAGAAGGTCAAAGCTATTCCAGTAATGAACAATTAATGAGAATGTATGTAGATCTTACATTAATGCCGATTGTAAGGCAATATGAACAAGAATTTAATAGAAAACTACTTACACCAGCTGAAAGAAAAGCTGGTTTTTATTTTAAATTTAATGTTAAAGCGTTGTTAAGAGCTGATACCGCCACTCAAATGGATGCATATTCAAAAGGTATTCGCTCCGGTATTTATAAACAGGACGAAGTAAGAATGTGGGAGGAATTGCCACCAGAAGGAGGCAACGCTTCTAAACTCTGGGTATCGGGTGACTTATACCCTATTGACATGGATCCAAGCGAAAGAAAATCTAGCAATAACAGTTCAAACAATGAAGAGTAACTGAAAGGTGGTGAGGAAAAGAGTGCATAAAAAACTTAAAACAAAGCTCCAATTCTTTGGAAATAAGCAAAAGAAAAAGTTTTGGGATATGAAGATGTCTGCTGATGGAAAGTCAGGAGACATTTTTATTTATGGGGAAATTACGAAATACGCTTGGGAAGAGTTTGGCGAAAAGTCAGCAAAGGTATTTCAAGAAGAACTTTCTGCTTTGGGTGATGTTGAGACTATTAATCTATATGTTAATTCACCAGGGGGCAGCGTTTTTGAAGGTCTTGCAATAGGGAATCAACTAAAACGTCATAGTGCTAGAGTAATAGCGCATGTAGATGCGTTAGCTGCCTCAATTGCAAGTGTAATTATTATGGCTGCAGATGAGGTTAGAATGTATGAAAATTCTATGCTAATGATTCATAATCCATGGACCTTCACGATGGGCAATGCCGTTGAATTACGCAAAAAAGCTGATGAATTAGACCGAATCGGAGAGTCTGCTATTCTTGATTATTTAGCAAAAGCAGGAGATAAGCTTGAAGAGGAAAAACTTAGAGAAATGCTCGATGCAGAAACTTGGTTGTCTGCGGAAGAAGCTTTTCAATACGGTCTTTGTGATGTGGTGGAAGAGGCAAATAATGTCGCTGCATTAATTAGTGAAGAACTATTTGCTAAATACAAAAATGTACCAAAACAATTAATGGAACAGCAGGAAGAAAAACCAACTATTTCTGAAGAAGAAATGAAACAACGTCAAAAAATCGCTGAAGAAGCGAAATTAAATGCCAACTATATTAGTGATATTTTAGGAGGAATGTAAAAATGAACAACCAATACAAAGTAAACAAATTAACAATGAAACTTCAATTTTTCGGGGATAAAACTCTTTACGAATTAAAGCAAAACATGGCCACTGTTGGTCAGCAATTACAGAAAACGGAAAATGAATTAGCTGCTGCGGCAATTGATACTACTAAATCAACCGAGGACATTCAAAACCTTCAAAAGTCCCGTGATGATTTAAAAATGCGTTTTGATGTTATTCAAAAACAGCATGATCAACTAGAAGCTGAACAAAAAGAAAAATTTGAGAAGAAAGGGCAATCGTTTGATGGCCTTACTCAAGAACAAAAAACGGTTAAAGCGAAAGCGGAGTTTATTAGAGCTTCGATTCAAGGAAAACCATTGTCAGATGATGTAAAACAAATTTATGCACTTCCTGGCGGTAATACAACAGGCGGGGATAAATTCTTACCTACTAACTTGCAAAATGAATTGGTACATGAACCATTTGCTCGTAACCAATTAAGGGAAGTTGTTGCTACTTCAAACATCAAGGGCCTTGAATTACCTAAAATCTCTTATACTCTCAATGATGATGCGTTTATTGATGATACGCAAGTAGCAAAAGAGTTGGCTTTGACTGGAGATGTTGTTACTTTTGGACGGAATAAGTTTAAAGTTAAAGCAAAAATATCAGATACTATCATTCATGGATCAGATATTGAACTTGTTAATTATGTGGACAATGCATTGCGATCTGGGCTTGCGTCTAAAGAGAAAAAAGATGCACTAGCAGCTACACCAACTGTTGGTTTGGAGCATATGTCCTTCTATAACGGTAATATCACGACCATTACTTCTGATTCAGCAGCAGGCGGAAGCTTATATAAAGCAATTAAAGGCGCTATCGCTGATTTACATGAAGATTTTCGCGATAATGCAAGAATTGTTATGCGATATGCTGACTATATGGACATTATCGAAACACTTTCAAATGGGGCGGGTTCCTTATACCAAGCACAACCTGAACAAGTTCTTGGAAAACCAGTAACATTTGCTGATGGTGCTACTAAGCCTATTATCGGTGACTTTAACTACTTCCGAATCAACTATGATGCAATGACTTATGATACGGACAAAGATGTTAATTCTGGTGATTACTTATTTGTTCTTACTGCATGGTACGATCAAAAACGCTCCCTAGATTCAGCGTTCCGTATTGCGGAGGTAATCTAATATGTTTAAGGTAAAAAGAGCGTTTAAAGAGTCGGGAAAAGATAAATTCTATGCAGTTGATTCTACATTTGAATCAGAAGATCAAGGGAAAATTAAGCGTCTGCTAAAAGCGGGAATCCTCGAAAATACAGGTGTACAAGAACAGGAGGATGGTGAACAATCATCCTCCATTTTAAATGGTAACGTGGCCGAAATTAAAGAAGCTATTACTTCTGAAGCAAAAAGGGAAGAACTTGAAGAACTAAAGCGGCAGGAAATTAAAGGCCAAAATAGAAAAGGTGTTTTAGAACACATTGAAACTATTATCCTAGAAAAAGAGGAGGAGTAAACATGCCATATTTAAATGATGTTCATTTAACTTCTGGTAGTAAGATTACTGCAGATGGAAAACAAGGACCTGCAATTGCAGACCATGTTGACCCTGCCACAGCAGCAACTGCTGACATTGCTACCAAACAAAATCAAATTTTAGCTGTTTTACGTGACCTTGGAATAATTAAAAAATAAGGGAGGTAATTGCAATGGCATTACCAACCAATATGGAAGTGGCTAAATATTTAAAAATTGAGGATATTGTTCAAGAAGATGCGGAAGAATTAGCCTTTCTTGATGAACTAATTGAGGTCGCTGCGGAAGATTTAGCTGGGTCTGGAATTAAAAATCAAGATACCCATCGTTACGGGATGGCCATCAAATTATTGGTGGCCAATTTTTATGAAGAGCGCAGACCTCAAGTAGTTGGAACTATAACTTCAAACTTAAATTATAGTTTGGAAAGAATTATTCTTCAGTTAAAGGCAGAAGAGATTCCGCTTGATGAAGAATTGTAATTAAATATGAAAGGGCTGATATTATATGGCTGATTTATCGGTTCAGAAAATATCCAAAAGTGGTGTATCTCCTGTTTTTTCAAGTGCCGACATTGCGGGAGATACGTTTTTTAATAATGGAGATGTTATTTTCAGTGTTAAAAATGGAGGAACAGCAACTATAACAGTAACAGTGACATCTGTAGCGAAATGCAATCAAGGATTTAATCATGATTTAAATATAGATGTTGGAGCTGGAGAAGAAAAATTGCTCGGTCCGTTTTCTACCGAACGGTTTAACAACGACGAAAGAAGAACCTCTGTTTCCTAGTCGGAGGTAACTTCAGTAACTGTAGCCGCCCTTAGAATTTAGGTGATGACATGAGTATTAATCCAGGAGAATTAAACCAGCGAGTGATTTTTCAACAACCTGCAGGCGGTACCGATGCAGACGGTTTTGCGATTACGGAACCGATTCCTTATACAAAAGCCTGGGCAAAATTGAAAACATTAAAAGGCAGCACCTTTTACGCTGCTGCACAAAACAATATGCAGCATAATCGTGAGTTTACGATTCGTTATCAACGGAAATTAGATGAAGATCAACGTCCTGAGAATTTACAGGTCGTATGGAAAGGGAAAGCGCATGATATTGAATCCATTGAAAATGATGACGGATTAAACGAAACGATGACCGTTATTTGCAAGGCGGTGACGTAATGCGAGTGGAATTCGAAGGCATGGAAGAATTGATTCAAGAAATGCAAAAGATGGAAACCGGAATGAATGAATCAAAGAATGAAGCACTTTTAAAAGGTGCTGAGGTTGTGCAAAAGGAAACTAAGAAGTTAGCACCTGTTAGATCTCAAGGCGGAGGTACGCTAAGGGATAATATAAACATTTCTGACATTGAGAAAGATGATATCTATGTTTATGTGGATCAACAAGGCCCTGCGTATTATGGTTACTTCCTAGAATATGGCACATCTAAAATGTCTGCCAGACCTTTCATGGCACCCGCCTTTAATCGGAGTCGATTCCAAATAGAACAAGCAATGGCTACCAGTTTACGTAAAAGGCTGGGATTATCATGAATTTAAACAGCCTTATCATAAACACACTTAATCCCACAGGCGTGCCAGTTGCTTATCAGAATTATACAGGAAGCGAATCAACTTATATACGTTTTTTTGAGTTTGACCAGGGTGCAGGAGTAGAAGCGGATGATGAAGAGCAAAACAGTGTTCACTATATTCAAGTGGATATATTTTCATCCGGAAATTATTTAAGTCTAGTAAAACAGGTAAAAGATTTAATGAAACAAGCAGATTTTAAAAAGAATCATGAAACGGAGCTCTTTGAGGATGATACCAAACTGTATCACAAAGTGCTTCGTTTTTATTTTATTTCCAAAAATGAGGAGGAAATTTAAATGCCAACAGTTGGATTGAAAGATATTTATTATGCAAAATTATTAACTGATGATGAAACAGGAACGACTTATGAAACACCAAAGAGATTGGGGAAAGCCATTACTGCAAACGTACAGCCGCAATATAACACAGCCGATTTACGTGCGGATGACGGTGTGGCTGAAACTGCAGAATCCAGAGGCGTAACCAATGTTGTTGTAAATACAGATGATTTATCGAAAGAAGTACAAGCAGATGTTTTAGGGAAAACTATTAATTCTGAAGGTGTTTTAATTGATAGCGAGGATGATAGACCTCCTTATCTCGCTTTAATGTTCAGAGCTGAAAAAGCGAACGGCGCTTACCGTTACACGGTCCTTTATAAAGGGAAATTTACACCGCCAGAAAATAATTATGAAACCAAACAAGAAACTCCAGCCTTCCAAACACCTACTATCAACGGGCGGTTTTTGCGTCGGAATTCGGACAATCAATTTGGAGCACAAGTTGATGAAGATGACTCTGATTTAACAGATACAACTATTATAGATAATTGGTTTAATGCCCCATATGAAGTAACACCAACAGTTTAATAAGGAGGTAGCTTAATTTGAAACTTGAATTGAAATTAAACGGTGAAACAAAAATTTATACGACTTCTTTTGTATCAGCTAGACAATTTCGTAAGTTGATGGAGTATGATCAAGAGATTGATTACTCGAATCTATCTTTGGACGATGTGGATGAGTTAGCAGGGTTTGTTTGTAATGTGTTCGATAATCAATTCACAGTGGATGAATTCTATGATGGCATCCCTTCCCACAAATTAATCAGCACTATCTTAAATGTATTTATCTATGTCCGAACTGGAAAAGAACCAGAATTAAAAAAAGAAAATGAAGAGGGAAACGAAGAGGGGAAGTAACGGATCCAAAAGAGGTCCGTGCTTCCCTTATTAAAAACGCAAAAGAAATGCTAAAAAAGACGAAAAAAATGTACAAAGAAAGATTAAAAGATGGATGGACACTCGGTCAAATCGACGAGATGGACATCCATTTTTATTTTAGTTTATACAACGAAGAAACAGAGATGGTGTATATCGATGAAATACGTCTGTTCTAGGGAGGTGGACATATGGCAGAAATAGGGGCGTTACGTACTCGCATATCGCTGGATAGTGCTCAATTCCAGCAATCTATGGAAGGTGTAAATCGACAACTAAAAAGCTTAAAACAAGAGCAAAAAGCCGTCACCTCTTCTGGAACGGGCTTTGCTCGTGGTGTAGATGAACTTCGAGCGAAATCAGACGTATTAAATCGTACGTTAGAATTGCAACAAGCAAAAGTTGCAGAATTAAAACGAAGATATGATGAAAGCCGAAAAGCTACTAACGAAAACTCCAAAGAAACTCAAGAAGCACAAATAGCTTACAATAAAGCAGTTTCCGAAATGAATAAGACAGAAAATGCTTTAAAAGGCATAACGGAAGAGATTGAAAGGCAAACCAATCCGTGGCTTGTGTTAAGTCGAAACATGGATGATGCAGGTCGGAAAATGCAGACCGTAGGAAATCAGATGTCAACAGTCGGAAGAGGTTTAACAACAAGAGTCACTCTCCCTATTGTTGGATTAGGTGCAGCTGCATTATCTGCAGGGATGAACTTTGAAGAAGGAATGAGTCAGGTACAAGCTATCTCCGGGGCAACTGGTAGCGACTTGGAAGACTTGGAAGAGCAAGCTAAAGAAATGGGTTCTACCACACGTTTCAGTGCGACTGAGGCAGCAGATGGAATGTCATATCTAGCGATGGCTGGGTTTGAAGTTAATGAGATCCTGGACACCATGCCAGGTCTATTAGATTTAGCTGCATCATCTAACATGGACCTAGGTCGGGCTGCAGATATTGCCTCCAATATCATTTCTGGTTTTGGCATGGAAGCAGCGGAAGCGGGAAGGGTAGCTGACGTGTTAGCTGCAGGGGCATCCAGTGCGAATACCACAGTAGAACAATTAGGCGGAGCAATGTCTGTAGTTGCGCCTGTGGCCAGTGCACTAGGATTAGAAATCGAAGGCGTTTCTGCTGCTGTAGGATTTATGTCAGATGCCGGAATCCAAGGAGAACAATCCGGGCGTATGTTACGTCAAGGTTTCCTCCGTTTAGCAGACCCAACAGGGGAAGCTGCTGACTTAATCGACGAATTAGGAATTAAAGTCTTTGATGCAGATGGTAACATGAAGGATTTAGATGCAGTTGTCGGAGAATTAGAAGATGGCTTAGGAGGTATGAGTTCCGAAGCTCGAACTGCTGCACTATCAACTTTATTTGGTGCTGAATCTGTAGCAGGTTGGACTGCTTTAATTGACCGTGGATCTGATGAATTAGCTAGTTATACAAAAGAACTCCAGGACTCAGAAGGCGCAGCGAGTGATATGGCAGATACCATGGAAGATAACGCAAAGGGTTCTATAAGAGAGTTCCAATCTGCATTAGAAGGTGCGGGAATTGCCCTATCCGAACACTTACTTCCAGCTGTAACGGATGCAGTCGAATGGGGAACAGAGTTAGTTCGAAAGTTTGGTGAACTAGACGAGGGAGCGCAAAAGAACATTGTTACTATGGCCGGATTAGCTGCAGCTGCTGGGCCCGTTATTATGGTCGCCGGAAACCTTACCACATCTATAGGTGGCTTATTGCGTGTAGGTAGTAGCTTAACTGGAATGCTTGGTAAAGCAGGTGGAGCTGGTCTATTAGGGCGAATCGGACTTATGGGTGCTTCTGGCGGTCCTGTCGGATTAGCTGCTGCAGGTGTGGCCGGATTAACATATTGGATATACACAGCCACAAAGGACACGGAAAATCTACATGATGTCAATTATGACTTAATAAATAGCGTGAATGAAGAAATCACAGCAATGGATGATTTGACCGCGCGTTTTGAAGAGTTACATCGAAAAAACACACTTACTTCAGATGAAATGCTACGATATATGGACATCATGGACGAGTTGAAAGAAGCGAATTCAGTAGAAACGATTGCTGCTCTTACAGAAGAACAAGAACGATTACTTGAAAAGTCAGGACTTACTAATGAGGAAATGGACGAGTTTCTCGGCTTAAATGACACCATTGTTGAAAACACACCAAACGTCACATCTGCTATATCAGACCAAGGAAATGCATACATCGACAATTTAAACATATTAAAAGACTTAAACGCTGAAAAACGCGAAGAATTGCTGATGGATGCCCAACGGGAATTGGAAAAAGCGTTGGAAAACGAAAATCAATTATTAAAGGATCAGAAAAATTTAGAGTCAGATATTAAAGATATAAGAGATCAGATTAATGATACTCAAGATGAACGTCTAGATAAAATGCGCGAACTCGAAATAGAAGAAATTAAGCAAAAAGAGATCAGCGAGGAAATTGAAGCGTTAAAAAGAGATATGGAAGGTCTAGACGGAGAAGCGCTAACGAAAGCAGAATCTAAACTTGCTTTATTAGAACTTGAGAAAGCGGAACAAGATTCCATTGTGGAAGCCATTGGGTACGAAAAGGATGAGTTGGATGATGTTTATGATAAGCTACGTGATAAATTAACAACAAAACGTGAGGATTTAGAGGAAACAGAAAAGGAAATAGAAAAAACTCAAAAACTAAGAGATGATTATGAACAACTCATCCTAAAGCAAGCAAATATTACTGCTGAAAAAGGTGAAGGTTTAGCGAAGATTGATGAAGAGTTACGTAAGATTGATGAAGCTAAGGATAAACTTGGTGAACAGCTGAGAAATCAAGAAATCAACACTGCTGAATACCAGGAACAGAATCGTGAATTAGATAGGCAACGGGACAAGTTATTAGATGCTCAAAGAGAATTAGAAGAAATTAATACGTTGGCTGGCGAAACGGTTTTTGATAAAGAGGTTAGGCTTAGTACTGAACCTAGCTTAAACCGATTTAATACTGATATAGGGTCTCCTATCTCAAAATTAGTGCAATTAAGAGCCGGTTCCTTAGCTGTTAACTCTTACGCCAGCGGTACAGATTACCACCCAGGCGGTCCCGCCCTAGTCGGGGAAGAAGGTCCGGAACTCGCGAAAATGGGCAGCAGATGGTCATTACTTGATTTTGGCGTTGCAAATCTACCGACTGGTACCCAAGTATTCACCAATGACGAAACGAACAAAATACTTTCTGCCATGAACCGACTACCAGCTTATGCGGATGGGATTAGTCCGTCTGGTGAGGTGGATAGGATTATTAGTAGTATGAATAATCCGGCACAACTACAAGGCGAAGCTGTTATCTATACAACGGTTATTAATCAAATGGATGGAAGGGAAATAAGCAGGCACACGTATGAGCATGTCACCGAATTTCAAGAAAGGGATAAGGAAGTGAGGGATAGCTTTGCGTAGAAAGGAGGGGGTTATTAATGGAGCAGAGAATAAAAGAGTTAGAAAAGAAAGTGGACGGAATCCTTGAACTGTTGGAGAACAAGGAACTGTCCACTTCCGTTGAAATTGATGGTAAAACGGTTGCTCAAACTGTGATAAAAGAAATTGATAAACTACAACGGACTAGATCACTTTTCAATTAAGTCTAATTCATTAAGAACATCCAATAATAATGATTCACTATGTTCTTCTGAAATAACAAGGGTTGCACTAAGTAATCTCGGAAGAGTTCTAGTTGCGAATTCATCTAAAGGAACTGTAAGTTTTTCGTCGTATATATTTTGAAGCAGATTCGAGAATTCGATTTTCGTTTCTTCCTTATTCTTATCAATAATTTCTTTAAATTTTTCTTTTGTTATTTTTGTCATTATACTCACCCCCCTCCAATTAGCCAATATTCGACAAGAGGGAGGTTTTATCCTTTAAGAAAGGAGGAAATCTATGAAATCATTAACATTTAACGGAATCAAAAAAGACTGGATTTATCTATTACGTGGTAGAACAAAACCTCCTTTTGCTTCTGTAAGACGTAATCTATTAACGGTACCGGGTATGCCGGGAGTACATTTGCAATCGAGTGACGTACAGCCGTTGCCAATCAATCAGCCAGTCGGATTCGTAATAAAGGATGACAAACACGCCTTGCAATTAAAAGACGAATTAGCAAGTTGGTTGATTACAGATGAGCCAGTTCCATTGGAGTTTGACGATGAACCAGGTCGAACATATTTTGCAATCGTACAAAACACCATGGATGATTTTGATAAGTTTGCCGAGTTAAGACAAGGAACCATTCAATTTTTATGTTTAGATCCTTATTCATACGGCCCAGAACAAATTACGACCTTCACATCAGACATTGAAACCCTAACCAACGAAGGCACAGCCGATGCAGATCCGATTTTTGAATTAGAGGTACTTACTCCAATCACCTTTGCCATGATTCAAAATCAAAACAACGAATATATGATGATTGGAAGACCGGTTACCGCAGATGATATCGCATATCAACCACAAACAAGTATTCTAAGTGACGCAATGAACAGTTTAGTTGGCTGGACAGATGCAACGTATGTTGATAATGGAACGATATCCGGAACAATGGCAACCGATACAGAAGGTTTTTATGCTTCTGATTTTGGGACAGGAACAGGGTGGCATGGACCTGCGGTTAAAACGTCATTAACGGAATCATTACAGGATTTTAACGCTCAAATACATGTGGAAAACCTCAACTTATCCGGTGGTATGGGTATGATTGAGGTTTATTTTTTAGATGCTAACGAGAATACCGTAGCGAAATTAGGGATTGAGGATGCTTGGAAAGATGTCGCAAATATGCAAGCTAAATTTCAATTGGGTAATCCTGCTGACCGGCATCAACAATATGGACAACCGGCAAAAGCATCGGATTGGTATGATTACCGAGGAATTATGCGCATATCAAGGGAAGGGCAAAACTTTAATGCTTATTTTGCGGTCATTAAGGATGGCAAATATAAACACGCAAGATTGTTCCAATTTACTGATTACGAGAATAAATACCAAGCACCAATCGCACAAATTCAAGTAGCAATTAGACGTAGAAGCGCAGAACCAACTAGTATGAGGGTGAATCATATCTACGTCAATAAGATTAACCAAGAACCTAATGGAGTGCCATATATTGCTGATGTTGGGGATATTATCACGTTAGACCATTCTACAAGCGAAGTACTTATAAACGGAGAATACTATGAAGATATCGCGCTTGGATCTGACTTTTTTAAATTGAAACAAGGCGAAAACACTCTTAGCGTTCAACCTAGCAATTCATTTAACACTAGTGCTAAGTACCGCGAACGTTACAAGTAAGGGGGTGACAGAATGACAATGATTCATATAGCAGATGGCCAAAACGATAAAATGATAGGACATATTAGTTTTGGAAATATACTGTCAAACAAACATCGCAGGTCCTTACAGGATAATCTAGAAACATTTAATTTTGAAACTTTAGCCGATAAACGATTTTCACAGCATTTATCCAAGAGAAACCGAATCATTATACCGGGCGAAGATGGAGAGTTTCGAGAATTTATTATCTTTGAAGCTGGCACAGACAGAATAGAAAAATATGTAGAAGTGTATACAAATGCTAGTTATCTAGAATTGAAGAAAGCGAAGCTAATAGCTCCACATACTACAGATGCAATTAGTGCAGAAAATCATGCGCAGGCAGCTTTATCTGGTACAGAGTGGCAGCCGAGGAATATTACTTTTAAAGGTGTAAGAACACTTATATTTGATGCATATACGAATCCTTTTGCATATCTCAAACGAATCGCAAGCGAATTTGAACTAGAACTTGATTTTGTTATTGAACATGATGGGAATGCAATCACTGGTAGATATGTGGACATGGTTGAAAAAGTAGGAATGTGGAGAGGTAGAACTGTCGACTTGGGAAAGATTTAATTACCCTTAGACGTATTGAAAAAACAGGAGATATCGTTACTGCCATACGTGGATTAGGTCCTGAACGTGAAGACGGGACACGATTAGAAGTATTCGTGGAGGATTTAGATGCTTTAGCAAGGTGGGGGCGTAATGGCCAACATCTAGTAGAAGTGTATGAACCTCAATCAACTGATCAAGATATGACAGAAGAAAGATTGCGCTCCTTAACCGAAAACGAATTAGAAAAGCGCATCAATGCCTCTGTTGAATATAAAGGTGGTATTGCAGATTTAGAGTACGTGCCTGGAATGGGAAATAAAAAGATTCGTTTTGGAGACACAATTCGAATCAAAGATACATCCTATGAACCAGCTCTTTATCTTGAAGCACGTATTCATACGGTGGATAGGGATATCGTTAATCTAGCTAATAAGAAAGTTGAGTTAGGAGACTATGAAGAGTTTACCGAGGATGAAGTTCATGCTATTTTTAATTCTTTACAGGCTGAAATCGCTAAAAAAATAAGCGAAACACAATTGTTAGAAGTCACCTATAACAAGACAACGATTGACGATAAAGACCAATCAGCATATGAAAGTAGCACGCTTTATACAGAACAATATGCCGAAAAGAAAAAGGTGATTAGTTCTTTTGCGCCATCAGATGAAACGGTTATATGGGTTGATAACTCGAACCCGGATAACGTTGTTTGGAAGGTTTGGGATGGAACAGTTTGGAAAGAAGGTCCAAGTGGTCCGAAAGGCGAGGATGGTTATACACCTGTAAAAGGTGTTGACTATTTTGACGGTGTAGACGGACAAGATGGTACTTCCAGTTATTTATGGGTTCGATACTCCCAAAACGCTGATGGTAGTAACATGACAACAGACCCGACAAATGCGTTATATATCGGTGTTGCAACGACAACTACACCAAGTGCGCCAACTTCTAACACGGAATATAATTGGTCTTTGATTAAAGGTGATCAAGGTGTAAAAGGTGAAACCGGTTCAGACGGTAGAACAAGCTATCTCCATATTAAATATTCTAATGACGGTGGAACTACATTTACGGCTAACAGTGGTGAGGACGTTGGAGACTGGATAGGTACTTACGTTGATTTTAATTCCACGGATTCAGCCAATGTTGCTGATTACACCTGGAATAAAGTTAAGGGAGAAAAGGGCGACCAAGGACCACAAGGGCCACAAGGAATCCAAGGACCACCTGGAGAAGATGGTATTGCATACATGGGCCCTACTGAGCCAGATAACCCTGCAGTAGATAGCACTTGGTTCCAAACAAATTCATCAGGTCAAGTAATTGCTATTAAAAAATGGAATGGAACCACTTGGGATACTGCAAAAATGACAGTTGATGTTCTTAACGTAATAAAATTATCAGCGTTAAGTACTGATCTAGGAAGTGTAAAAGCTGGTAGTATTTCTGGTGTAACCATGAATCTGGCAAATGGAAAATTTGTTGTTGATGCTGCAGGAAATGTTGCTTTCGCAGGTAATTTAGAAGGTGCTACAGGTACGTTTAATGGTTCGGTTGAAGTAGGTAATGTTGACAATCTTATCACACTTAAAGATGGCCAATTTCAATCAGTAGATTCGACAGGTCACATTAAGACAGCTATAGATGAATTAGGGATCAACGTCACTGACGATACAACCGCAGGATTAGAAATAGGTACTCAGGTAACTCCAGGACGTTTGTTTTTCCATAGATTAAATGGGTCTTCCTACTCCGGGATAAATCATACACAAGATGATGGCTTAGTTATTTATAATGATAGAGGGGATGTAGACATAAATGTTTTATCCCAAATTAGCGTAATAAGCGCATACGGAAACGGACAGTTTGGTGCAAAAAATAGTACATCTTTTCACTTAGATACTGATAGGCCACGTTTTTATTCATACAAGCCTTTAACAGTTGCAGGAAATATTAGATCAGAAGGTGGTTATATAGAATCTAACTCTTTTGATCACACTGGATCCGGAACAAATTTATTTTTGAGACCTAAAACAGGATATAGGGTGAATGTCACAGAATTAGGAACGACAACCACCTATGCACCTATCATGGCAAGCGAGCATCAAACTCCTTCTGCGAGGGAAGATAAAACGGACATAGAAGTATTTGAAGAAGATGTTTTAAGTGCCATTAAAAACATGAACGCTTATAGGTACAAGAGGATTGGTAAAGAAGATGATCCGTATAAGCAACTAGGATTAATGTTAGATGAAGCGCCTGTTTATTTACACGGAAGCAATGGAGATTCCATTGAACAGTATGCTTTAAATACGTTTACTGTTAAAGGGTTGAAGCAATTACTGGAAAGAGTGGAAAAATTAGAAGGGATGGTATCATGAAACCAGTAAACTACGATTTTAACGATGTACAAACAGCATTAGCAAACAAGATTGCCAGCTTAGAGCTACAATTAGCCAATGAGTTAGCGGCGAAACAAGCGATTGTTAAATATGCGGAGGAGTTAGAAAAGGAAGTCGAGGAGTTGAAGAAAGAAAGCGCCAAATAAGTGTATTTTTTTATACAATAAATTAGTTATAGGTAAAAAGAAGGGTATTATCTCCTTTTGTCGAATGAATTAGGTAGGAGGGGATAAAATGGATTATTCTGTTCAATTAAATAAATGGCAAAGAATGATATCTGAATTGTTTCCTAAAGGGATACCAGACAAAGCTGACTGGGGAAAGAAAGAAGACATTATAAGTGTCCTTGACTTCATCGGTAAAAATGATGCATATAACCACATTTTTTTGCCTGGTAGCGGAGGATTGGATTTAGAAGGAGCTAGGGAAGCTTATGAAGAAGGTTTGATTGACTTACAGCTAGATAATACAGCTTATCTTTTAAAACCTTCGCAACTACATTTTAGAAAAACACCAAACCTTAACTGGTCATATTTTTATTTAGAGACAAAAGAAATTAGCTATACTGGGGTTTATGGTGATAGGGAACTAAGTGTACCAGGTGAAGAATTAGTTGAATTTTCACCGGGAAATTATATTGATCGTGGCTACTGGGATGAAGGTGAATATAATGGCGAAACCTTACCCGGAGAAGCCCGTTTAATAAGTCGCTATACAAAAGGGAACTTTGTTATATTCTCTAAATCATCAATTTATAACAGAACTAGTGGCACCTATGATGGTCGGCACGATAAACTCGGTTTTTCCGAATTCGAAAAATATATTAATCAAGCTGTAAATAGCCGATAAATACCAAATGGGCGTGTTAAGTTTTTCCGTCTTCTACCGATAAAAATAGGTAGGAGGGGATAAAGTGGAAGTGATGCAAAGCACAGTAAATGAATTGGCAATGCCTTTCTTTTATCTGATAATTATTCTATTGATATTAAATGTTGTTACTTATATAGCGCTAAAGTTGGTACCAATAGATGTTTTTCCAGAAATCACAAAATATATTTACGGCATAGTTTCAACAGGTGGATTAATTTATTGGTTTCAAAATACTTTTTTATAGCATCTCAATCGAGGTGCTTTTTTCTTTGCGCCAAATGGCGTATTTTTTATGTCTAATTTATAGGAGGCAGGGGATGGGTGAAAAAGAACCTTGGTACACCAATAAAGAGTTGTTTGAACAAATACTAACGATTAAAGATGATTTTACTCAAATATCATCAAGTTGGAAAAAAGATATCATCAGTCTCCAATCCGAGATGCAGCAAACCAGAGATACAATCAAAAAATATAACGGTCTTCGAGAACAAATTGAAACATTAAAAAAAGAAGTAACTGAAATGAAGGCTAAAACAAGCGGTAAAGTGACTACCCTAACAGCGATTAAAGATTGGGGTGGTTGGGTTGTCGCTATTTTAATGCTTATTGTTAACATTATTCAAAATTGAGGGGAGGTGAGTATATGAAAATCAACTGGAAAGTACGTTTACGCAGCTATCCATTTTGGGTGGCTGTTTTTAGTTTGATAGGTCTAATTGTAACCGACTTAGGCCTAATGGACATGGGAGTATACGAGACATATGTACAAGGAATATTAGCTGTATTAATCACTGCCGGAATAGTAGCTGACCCTACCACAGATGGATATAAGGATAGCGAGCAGGCCTTTACTTATGATAAACCTAGAAAGGATGATAATTAATGAGTTACCATATCGAAAAACAATTCATCCCTGGATTAACACAGGGTAATTTAATAGCACCTAATTTTGTCGTTGCACACGAATCAGGTAACGCAAGGAATACTTGTCCAGATTCTCTAGAAAGAGAAATTAGCTACATGACAAGGAACTGGAAAAATGCATTTGTTTCTCACTGGGTGGGAGGTGGTGGAAGAATCGTACAGCTTGCCGAGACTGGTAAATTTCAGTATGGCGCTGGACATAAAGCAAATCCTTATTCTTATGCCCACGTTGAATTGGCAAGAACAGATGACAAAGAAACATTTGAAAAGGATTATGCAGCTTACGTATGGCTGCTTAGGAAGTTGGCAAAAGATGCTGGTATTCCAGTTGAATTAGATGTTGGCTCAACTGTTAATGACAAAGGGATTAAATCTCACGATTGGATAAGAAGACACATCGGAGGAACAAGCCATGTAGATCCATATGGTTACTTGAAGAAATTTGGAATTAACCGTGAGCAGTTTAAAGCAGATATTGAGGCAGGAATCGAACAAGTAGAATCAAGCAAAGTTTCCGCACCGAGAGTAGAAGTGAAATCGCAATCAGTAGACGGCAAAATTGCATACATTCAAAAGACATTAAATGGCCGTTACAGCTTTAATATTAAAGTGGACAATCTATTTGGTCCAGAAACCAAAAAAGCACTCATTAAGGCTTATCAAACGGAATTAAATAAGCAGTTTGGTGCAGGGCTTAATGTTGATGGCATTTGGGGACCTAAGACTAAGGCTGCATCTGTCACTATCCGCAAAGGTGCTCAAGGTAATCTAACGTGGGTATTGCAGGCTATCCTTGTTTGCTATGGCTTTGATATTGGAGTAGATGGCATCTTTGGAAGTGAGACAGAAAAAGCAGTGAAGAATTTTCAAGGTGAGGAAAAACTAACGGTAGATGGATTGCCAGGTAAGGCTACGTTTGAAAGATTATTTAATTAATCATAAAAAAGAACCCTCTCAATAAGAGGGTTTGGAAAATGGGGAGGATGCAATTATGTAGCACATCCTCTTTTTATTTTGTACAATCTCTATGGCTAACATACTTTCTTTTTGTATAATGCTAGAAATTTATGATGTGGTGTAGCCTACCAGAATCGTAAGGGTGGAAGCTTACGATTAGAAAAGGATAAAGCCCAGGTGTGGAAAGCCTGGGCTTGATTTATAAATCTTTAAGTATTTTGTCAGCATTTTTAAAGTTTTCCCTAAGTTGCTCCAGTGATACTGGCGGGAGTTCAATTTGAGATAATTTTTCTAAGTATTTTTCGGTAAAAGCTATTTTTAGTATCTTTTTTGTATCAAAACCGTTTAAAAGTAAAATTAATATATCTACTCTATTCACAATTGCCAACCACTCTAACATTGTTTCAGCAGATAAACCCATATTGTCATGTTCTAATTTACTAATATCACTTCTGTGACATGATATTTTTTCTGCAATTTCTTGCTGAGTTAAATTTGCTTGTTTACGAGTTCTTCTTAATATTTCACCGTAATTTTCCATCCAATCTCTCCTCTCTTTTCTTTTAATCTTACATAACCGAAGAAACATTTCAATAAGATGTTCAAAATGCGCACATTTTTATATACAAAAGTAAATAAAAACGCTAAAATAAGAACAAACGTTCTTAAAAGGAGTCATAAAAATGAGTAATGTTAACGATCGCGGAACCATAAAATGGACATCATTAATGATGCCGGAACACATCCAGGCGTTAAACGATATGTGGAAAGACCAGGAGAAAAAATCAAAGCCTATCCTAGATGAACAGGAATTGGAAGAACTAGGGATGAAGCTACAAATGGCCATCCACAATGATTTGGCAATTGAGGTTAAATATTATAAGGATCATGATTATCAGTTGATAAAAGGTAAACTGTCCAAAGTAGATAATGTAAATAATACATTAATTTTTCAGAATTCGGGTAGGGATAAAATTAACCTCAGTGATATAATTGACGTAACAATTATATAAAAGGGGATACGTTAATGAACGAAAATGACGATTTTAACCGGTTAAGATGTCCACACTGTCAACGATACTATAAAAATAATGATCCCGTAGTTTTGGACGATTGGAACACTGTAATTCATATGAAGTGTTATTCTGTAAATGATTTCAACATAAAGGATAAGGGAACTTATAAAGAGATCATTGAGAAGTATGATTTTTTTGAGGAAATGAATATATTTAATTAAAGCCCCCAGCCATTAGGAGGCTTATTTTTTTGTGTATAAATCATCGACTTTACAATCCAATATTTCTGCAAGTTTAAAAGCTTTTTCTAAAGACGGCTTACTTTTATTATTTATCCATCTTGATAATACCGTTTGACTTACCTCCATTTTTTCAGCAACTTCTTTTTTACTCATTTCGCTTTTGGCTATCCACACATTGATATTACTTTTCATATTATCACCCAATAATATATTCTTCGTAGTAATATAATAATCCTTCATACTTTTAGTTAAATTTTTCAAACTAATTTGTCATCAAACAAGCTATACATCCATATACTTTACCAATAGCATTACCAGGAGGTGAAAAATGTTAATCATCAGTTCTGTTGGCGTAACGTTATTGACCATGGCGTATTTAGAAAAACAAGGAAAAATATCTATTAATCACACAATCTTGTACATTTTGCTAGGTGGTTTTGCGATTTGGAGTGGATGGTGGGGGATAAAAGAAATAACAAAAACATTTCTCTTAAATATCTCATAATAGTTCCGGTTAAAAAGTAATGAAAATTAAGCGTGTGAAGGCAGGTGTAGTAAGGAAAGTACAAGTTACACACTTAACTACTAATCAGGTAATACTAAGAGAATTACCAGAAGAAACTTGTCTGGAAAGGGGATAGGTAAATGCTAAAGAAAACAACTGGATTCTTTGATGGGATGATGAATCACAGTGAAGCCAAGTCATTTGTTCGGGAACATGGAGAGGATGGTTTTCTTGAATATTTGCAAGATCAATACCCTAGTTATGATTTAGGTGGTTTTAGTACAGCGTGGGAGTTCGATAAAAAGTATATCTGTAAAGCCAGGGGGAGAAATGGGGACATCATTATTGGCTGGGAAGAGAATAATTACTCATGATTATAGAATCCATCGGAGCAAGTTTACTTTTATTGTCTGCTATTCGCACCACAAATATGTCTGATAAAAAGAAGATTGAAAAGATATTCGAATACACAAAGACTTGGATCACTACACAAGGAAATGAGATTAAAAAGCCACAATTTATCCGTAAAGAAGCCATTACAAACGAAAATGAAGAATCAATAGGTATGCTTTATGTTTACCGTTTACCCCTTGGATTACCTTATAAAAAGCTGGAATATTTGAATGATAATATTGGTGTGTTTAAAGACGGCCTGCATAAGAATGTGGAAATTGAATTTGATGGAGGGATGCTGCACGTGAATGTTTATGAAACGGACCTGCCTAGGAAATGGAATTATGAAGATGAAGAATTAGAAGGCTGGAAAGTACCCATCGGTAAAACGTATAAAGAATTAATTACTCATGATTTTGATGCTACTCCGCATATGGTTGGAGGGGGTACCACAAGGTATGGAAAAACCAATCTAATGAAAGTTATGATTACTTCACTTATTGCTAATCATCCAGAAGATGTTGAATTGTTTCTCATTGATTTAAAAGCGGGTGTGGAATTTGACCGCTATAAAAATTTAAAACAAGTAAAAGCCGTTGCTAAAAACGTCTATGAAACACACCAATTGTTAACGGAAGTAATGATGATACTGGAAGGAGAAAAAGCTTTCTACCGTGAAAATGGTTGGTCAAACATTGTAGAATCTCCACTGAAGAAAAGAAGGTTTGTCATAATCGATGAGGCTGGAGACTTAGTTCCAGAAAAGTTTATGAGTAAACAAGAGAAGGATATGCACGCTGAATGCCAGTGGATGCTCTCTCACATTGCTAGGATAGGTGGAGCGTTTGGATTTCGAGAATTATTCTTTTCTCAATATACGACAGCCGATGTTCTTCCACGACAGATAAAACAAAACTGTGATGCAAAGATTAGTTTTAAATTGCAAAATGGGTACTCTAGTGAAGTTGTATTGGGAGAGGGTAATACTCAAGCTGCGGAATTAGAAAAGATACCAGGTAGGGCCATATTTAAAGATGGTGCTAGTATGTATAAGCTTCAAGTCCCAAAAATAACCGATAACCAAATGGAAAAACTACTCCAGGATTATTACGAATCTAAGCGAAAGGATGTCACCAATGAGGTTGGACGAAAGAAGAATGAAGATACTGACAACCTTATCGAATTTAGAGATCATGACTAGAAGCCAAATTCAAACCCTACACCAAACGAAAAGCACTCGTAATACAAACTTCATTATGCAATCCCTTAAAGACTATACTAATTCAATCAGACTTCAAGAGAACGCTTATTACCTAAATAAAAAAGGTGCTACCCTGGTTGGTGCTAAAAAACAGTTTAGAGTTAATAACCAGGTGCAGCATAAGTTAATGAGAAATGACGCCTATATTTATTTTAAGCCGACAGGTTGGAAATCAGAACGAGAATTTTTAAAACCGGTAGCAATTACACCAGATGCTTATTTTTACTCTGGATCAACGTATAAATTTTTAGAAGTGGATAATGTACAGAAATGGTATACGAATGTAAAGAAGATGGAGAAGTATAAAGCATTTAAAGAAAGCGGAGTGTTTCAAAAGCAATTAGGTTATTTTCCTACTATCGTGTGGGTAGTTCGTTTTGAGGTAAGGAAAGAAAAATTGAAATCGTTGGCCAAAGAGATGAATTTATTTTGTGAAATTTATCTACATGAGGAAATAGTATGA